GCCGAGCAAACTTTCGCAGCTGCGTAAAATATCCTGTTTGCGTGCCAGATAGCTGCCCTCGCGCAGGGTCGGGCTGTAGACGGTCACGCCCACGTTGGCGGGGTCGTCGGGCAGGCCGACGAACAGGTCGTCCCGCAGTCCGCGCTGGCCGGAAGCATCGGGGCGCAGCAGATCTTCGGACGCAAACACCCGCGAAGCGCCGTTCAAAAACTCGTGGTCGAGCTGGTCCTCGCACCGCGCCAGCGCGTGCATCAGGCCCACGGCGGGCGCGTAGATGCTCACCGGATCGGCGCTGCCGTCCACGCAATTGACGGTCGGCATCCGCAAAACGCCCAGCCCCAGCTCGGGCACGCCACTCAAAACGCACTCGTCGGAAAGGCTCGCGCAGGCGGGCAGCGTATCCAGCGGCACGCGGCGTCCCAGCACCTGCCCGCTGACTTCAAACAGCCGGTTTTCGATTTTTGTCCCCTCGCCCACAACGCTCCGACGCTCTAAAAGTACATATTTTTTACCGTCCGCAAAAAAGGTCTGCATCATGCCCACGCTGGTCAGGTTGCCCATGCTGTCCCGCCCCAGCGGCAGATAGCAGTCGCGCCGGATGGGCACGATCCTGTCACGCACCACCTTTAAAAGACATTCGCCACCAATTAAAGCATATTGCATCGCGGTTTTTGCCACATCATTCAGGGCGTCCAGATACATGCGCCCTTGCCACGCGCTCTGCGTGCGGCCATGCAGCTCGTACTCGGCAAAAACCGTTCGGCATAGTTTCGATACGATCAGCACAGCCAGACGGCTGCTGCCGTCCTCGCCGCTGCGGGGCGTGCCGTAATATAAGTCCATCCACTCCCGCACCGCCGCCCGCATCCTCACCGACGAACAATCCCCCTTCCCAAACGCCTGCTCCAAATAATTTTGCATATTTCCTCCTTTTGTTTAATTGTATGTCTTATTGTTGCACCCCTCTAAAGGCTCCCCTTGAGGGGAGCGGCCGCATAAGTGGGCGCCCCCCAACTCGCCTGGCTCCCCTTGAGGGGTGACTCCCCACGGTGTGGGGAGATGTCGCGCAGCGACAGAGGGGCCCGGCCGCGTAAGCAGTGTCACCGCAGGTGACTGAGGGGTGGTTGGGCGCTGATTTTGCCCTCCCGGCCACCCCTCACCGCCTAACGGCGGAGCTCCCCTCAAAGGGAGCCTTTAAACCCGTGTAGGGGCGAACACTGTTCGCCCGTGCAATTTGGCAACAACACAAGACCCCGCGGGCGAGCACTGCTCGCCCCTACAGCCACCGCACGGTTGCGTGTAGGGGGCGGCGTCCCCGACGCCCCGTCAAATGCGCGTGCATTGCGGCCGGATATAGAATCCGCCCCTACGCCAACATGATTTTGGCCCCGAAGGGGTCAATCGGAGAGGGACGAAAAAGCGTTAAGAAAAGCGCAGCACTCCTGCGCTTTTTAGCTTTTTTGGCACTCGACCCCCTCTTTGGGGTTCTTAGGGGCGAGCAGCCCCTAAGCCGGGGTTCGCTGCCTCGGAACAGCGAGACTTTTTTCGCTTCCTTTTTTGGTCACAAAAAAGGAAGGTTTCCCGGAAGAATGACGTTCACCCGAGCGCGCCGCCGCAAGGTGGCGGCAAGCGGCAGCCGCCCAAAAATCATGCCCCTCTCCTCCTCCAAACCACCTCCAAACTATACCTCACCGCATCAATATGATGATTCCCCGCATCGACAAACCCGCCCAAAATCTCGCCCGTACGTGCATCTTTCGCATACTCGTACTCGCAAAACTCCCGTGCGGTGTCCGGGCATCGCGCCGGGTCGATCACGATCTCGGCCAGGCCCTGCAGCCATTTCATGCTTTCGCGCAGGCTGCCGGGGCCTTTGCGGGCGGCGCGGCAGGGCAGCCCGGCAGCGCGGTAGTCGGCGCAGGATTTCGGCTCGGCGCCGTCCGCGATGAGGAACCCGCCGTCGTCGCCGCCCACGCCGCGGGCGATCAGCAGCCGGGCGGTCTCGGCGTTGGGGCAGCGAAACCGCGTCAGTTCGTCAAAAATCACCAGCCGACGCCGCGCCGGGTCGTACGCGCAGGCGTTGTAGGCCCACGGGTCGGGCCACCAGCCCCAGTCCACGCCGTGATAAATACGGTCGTACGTCAAAATTTCATCGTCCGGCACCGCGCGCAGCCGCAGGTTGCCAAACACCGCCGCGCCGCTGCCCACCACCTCGCCGCCGTACTCGTGGCGGTAGGCCTCGGGGTTGGTCGCGCGCAGATGCTCGGCGTCGGCCCAAAAGCGCTCGCCAAGCAGGGCAGGCGGCAGGTCCCGGTAGGTCGAGTGATGCACCAATTTTCCATCTCTCGGCTCGCGTGCATAGCGGTTGACCCAGCTGCGCGCCATGGCGGGCGGGTTAAAGCTTTTTAGAGTCAAACTGTACTGTCCGCCGCGAAAAATGCTCTGCTCAACGTTGCGCACCTCCTCGGGGCCGTCGAACTGGTCAAGCTCCTCGAACCAGCAGATGCCGACGCTGCCGAACGGAAGTTTTAAACTTTTCAGCTTGCCCGCATCGTCCAGGCCGAAGAAGAGGATCTTCTGCCCGGTAGGAAAATAAGTACATTCCATCGGCGAAACTGTGCAGCGAAAATACGCCGTACACCCCAGTGCATCAATGGCCCAGACGATCTGGTTATACACGCTGTTGCGCAGCGTCCCGGCCACCTTGCGCAGCACGACGGCATGGCAATCGGGGTGCCGCAGCAGCTGATACACCACCTCCAGCGACAGGTAGCTCGACTTGCCCGACCCGCGCCCGCCCTTGGCAACGACCTCCTTTATGCCGCCGGACCGGATCTGCCTATGCACTGGTTGAAAGACTTCCGGAATTGTTTGCGTGAGATGAATGTCCATGTTTTGTCACTCCTTTAAATGGTGCCTGACGGGGGACACCACCTTGCGGTGCCCCCCTTTTACAATGGGTTGCTCCCGTTAGGTGTTCCTTTTGGAACCCCAAAAGGAACCGAAAAGGGTCCCGCTACTTCCGATAGCGCGGGAGGCCCGGCCTAGGGGCTGCTCGCCCCTAGGAACCCCAAAGTTGTGGTCGAAGAAGCAAAAAGCTAAAACGTGCAGGAGTGCTGCACGTTTCTTAACGCTTTTTACATCTTCTCCGATTGACCCCTCCGGGGCCAAAATAAACTCTATGGGGGTAGAGGGTGGCTCCCTTGTGTAAAGGGAGCTGTCAGCCGTAAGGCTGACTGAGGGATTGTGGCCTTACGGATACAACCCAACACGCCCATACACGCTCCAATCCCTCCGTCACGGCTCACGCCGTGCCACCTCCCTTTACACAAGGGAGGCTTTGCCGGGCGAACACTGTTCGCCCCTACAATGCACTTTTTCGACAGTCTGGGCTCCCCTTCGAGGGGAGCTCCGCCGTTAGGCGGTGAGGGGTGGCCGGGAGGACAGAAATCAACAACCAACCACCCCTCAGTCACCTGCGGTGACAGCTCCCCTCGAAGGGGAGCCACACTCTGCACCCTCTATTTTGGCTGCCATAGGGGCGAGCATTGCTCACCCGCAGAATCTTGCGCTGCCGCCAAACTCCCCGGGCGAACACTGTTCGCCCCTACAACCTACCCAAAAAGCGCAATAAAAAATAGAAATTTCGCATCATCCCACCGTAGAGTGTTGGCCCCCGGCAGCCACTCCCGCCGCACGGAACAACAAACCCTTATTGTAATCCCCCCGCAAATATGATATACTTTCCCTATAAAAATCAAAAAGTGTACCAAAATTTATAACAGACGCGAGTCTGTTTTGGGAGGAAATCCCCTATGAAGCATCTCTCCTACGGCGAGCGGGCGTTTTTGCGCGGCCATCTGAACCGCGTGCGGCACGTTACGCTTGACCCCGACGGCCCGGGCGTCGTGCGCATCCACCTGATCCCGTGTACCAAACCCGACCGCACCACCCCGTTTGTGGCCATTTTGAACGGCCAGGACATCCTGCCGCTGAATCTGAGCTGGGCCATTCTGCTGACCAACCTCATCGAAGCGCTGCAGCCCCACGCCGGTGCCGAGCTGAAAGACGCCGACTGGTCGGCCATCAACGCGCAGGCTGTGGCCGCGACACGTAAAATTTATCGTAAGACCGAGCCTTTGCAGATCGAATCCGACTTGCAGATGATGCTGGACTGCCTCATCGCCGTGGCGCGCGGCCAAGAGCCGCCGCTGCACATCCAGCCCCTTTCGCTGGCCGAATACGCGCCCCGCATGGCCGCGCCGCACCGCATGGACCTGATGATCTCCTCCATGGTAAAGGACAACGCGTGGCATTGCAATCAAAAATGCCTGCACTGCTACGCCGCCAATCAGCCGCTTTCCGCCGTGCCCGAGCTGGACACCGACCAGTGGCTGGCGGTCATCGAAAAATGCCGCAGCATCGGCATTCCGCAGCTGACCTTTACCGGCGGCGAGCCGACCCTGCGGCACGATCTGGTAAAGCTGGTGCAGGCCGCGCAGTGGTTTGTAACGCGCCTGAACACCAACGGCCGCATGCTGACCAGCGCCATGTGCAAGGAGCTGCGCGCCGCCAGCCTTGACGCAGTGCAAATTACGTTCTATTCTGCCGATGAAGCCGTACACAATGAGCTGGTCGGCGTGGACGGTTACACCGACACCGTGAACGGCATCAAGAACGCACTGGCCGCAGGGCTGAACGTCAGCCTGAACACGCCGCTCTGCAGCTTGAATAAAAATTATCTTAGCACCGTGCAATTTGCGCATGAATTGGGCATTCGATACCTGACGTGCAGCGGGCTGATCCCGGCTGGCAACGCCAATGCCGATGCCAGCCGCAGCGTGCGCCTGACCCCCGCAGAGCTTACCGACGCGCTGCGCCCTGCGATGGATTTTGCGCTTTCGCACGGGATGGAAGTGAACTTCACCAGCCCCGGCTGGCTGGACGAGGACACCCTGACCGGGCTTGGCTTTACGCAGATCCCAAGCTGCGGCGCCTGCCTTAGCAACATGGCGGTCGCGCCCGACGGCACCGTACTGCCCTGCCAAAGCTGGCTGACCGGCCACGGCCTGGGCAACATGCTGCGCACCCCGTGGCCCCGCATCTGGCGCAGCCCCGAGTGCTGTGCCATCCGGATCGAGAGCGCCCACATGAAGCGGCTGTGCCAGCTGGGCGACACACCGATGCAGGAGGGGTGCTGACGATGGATTGGACGATGAAACGCAAAAAAGCAGCCCTGCATAGCTCTTGTATGGAAGTCACCAACTTTACTTGGCCC